AATGATATTAAGTGAGATTATACAATATATAAAAAGCGGTAAAAATAAAGCAGAGAAAATAAAGCGGCTTAAAGAGCACGATGCACCAGAAATTAGGATTTTATTAAAAGGGTCATATGATCCAAAAATAAAATGGTTGCCAGGGCTTAATGACATTAAGTACAAAAAATCAAGGAAAAACTCCTCCGAGAATTCTATATATGATATATCTAAAATTCTATATAACTATATAGATAATAATAATAATTTAATTAAATTAGAAGAAAGAAAAAAATCTTTCAAAAATATATTGGAAAGCTTAAATAAAGATGAAGCATTATTTTTATTATCGGTAGTTAATAAATCAGTAAACAAAGATTATAAAATATCTATACCTATAGTTAAATCCGGGCTAAACTGGAATGATAATTATTCTAAAAGAGAATAGTTTACAATTACGTTTTTTTATTATATAATATATTTTTAACAACACTCCAAAGGAGATTATGAAATGAGCAGAGTAACAAATTTATGTGTAGGTGAATCATTAGCAGGCGAAGGTAATGAAGTTGCACATATTGATCTAATGATTGGCCCCAGAGGCTCCGCAGTTGAATCGGCATTTGCAAATGCATTAGTAAACAATAAAGATGGGTTTACATCACTTTTAGCAGTAGTAGCACCGAACTTAATGGTTAAGCCTAATACTGTTATGTTTAATAAAGTTACCATTAAAAATGGTAAACAAGCAACACAAATGTTTGGTCCAGCACAACGTGGTGTTGCTATGGCTATAGCTGATTCAGTTCAAGAAGGTATTATTCTTGATTCTGAAGCAGACGATCTCTTTATTACTGTAGGTGTGTTCATTCATTGGGATGCAAAGGATGATGCTCTAATTCAACAGTATAACTATGAAGCCACCAAAGAAGCTGTATATAATGCAGTAAATGGATTACCTTCATCTCGTGATGTTCAACGTGATTACGAAGACTCTGAGCATCCTTTTGCTGCTAAAATTGATTCTGGTGCTACAGTAACTCCACTTAATACTGGTTTAAAACAACAGAAAGATGCATACGAAAAAGGCCTTTGTAACTCAGTTGGATAGGAACGATAGTTTATCCCCTTATGATAGTATGATATATATTTGAGATATGTTGGACGCGGGTGCGATTCCCGCCTCCTCCACCAAATCTACGGGGGAGAAGAGTTTCGACAATGTATTGTATGATATATTGACTATCCATCAAGAAAGATGTAAAAATCAAAAAATAAATGCAGAAGATAATTTTGCACTGGCGGCTTAGCAGCTTTCCGGAGTCTGGTTAACTTGGCAACAGAATAAACCTCCTAAAAATAACCAGGGGCCTGCATAAGGTCTCTGGTTATTCTTTTTTTATATATAGTAATGTATCAGAGGACGAATAGTTCTCTTGATACAGATTACGCGTAATTACAACAGGAAAGAAAATGAAAAAAGTATTAGTCTTATTAGTAACAATGTTTACATTAATGTCTGCTCCTTTAATGGCAGCTGATCATACATCATCTTTTGGTCTTAAAATGAAAGATGCTGGTATTCGATGGATGCAAGATATGGATCAAATTGGTAACTTTTGGGGTTCAGAAAACAATGCCAATTATGTTCGTGTATTTGGTACTGCTTACGTAGGTTCTAAATCTCATGAAGTTAGAATGGCTTACCAACAAAATGATTTATCAGCTCCTTGGGACGTGTTTCAAGGTCGTAACCAAGTTGGTGATACTGCGTTTGTAGAGTATGTTTACAACTTCGATCAGTAGATCTAAATAATATATTGGGAGGATATTCTTCCCAATATACCATTTGCCCAGGCCTTTTGGAGATAATTATGAAATGGGTTAAACCGGAGTATAAAGATATACGATTAGGATTTGAAGTAACATTATATATCTATAACAGATGAAGATGAAAGTGCCAAGGTTTATTCTAGATTATGGTATACCAATTTGGATGGTAATATCTACAATAACATTATGGATGTTAATATCATCACATATTATATTTCCAATAGGATGGGAATATTTGTATAATATTATTAATACTATTTTTATAACAGGATTAATAATAGAAGGTCTATGGATTGGATTTATATTTAAAAATAAATTGAGGTAAAATATGGAAAAATTAATGAGAAATTTGGTTATGATTACATTTATAGTAGGGCTTAGTGCCTGTTCGAAAATGGATACTATTCGTATTGCAGCTGGACACGCGGTCGAAAAATATTGTTCAATTCCGGAGGGGGCTAGAGGAGCTGCTAGATCACAGTTAGATAAAGCTATAGCACCCAATTCAATTAAAGTAACTTGTTCTGGAGACTAGAATGCTAGATAAAGAATTTAGTAAGAGTAATGCTGCATTCTTTTCGGCCCTTAGCGCTGATGCATATTTAGATGTTACCGACTTTTCTGATATATATTCAGATGATTATGATATTAAATTCTTTGATGTTGGTGGAACACAATGTTATGCGCTATGGGATGATAAGGATTTAATATACGCATTCAGAGGAACCGAGCCAACTCAATTATCAGACATTGAAGCAGATATTAAGTTTCGTAAAGTTGAATCAGATGGTTCAGGTAATGTACATAGAGGATTTAAAGGCGCTTTGGATCTGATATGGGACGACTTGGTCATACATTATAATGACCACATTTCAATCCGTAATGTATTAACAAGAAACTCCGTGAGAAATGTATTTCTTACAGGACATAGTCTAGGTGCTGCATTAGCAACATTAGCAGGGGCAAGACTTGGAGATGAATCTACACAAGGATATACCTATGGTTCACCAAGAGTTGGTGATCGTAAATTCAGAGAAGCCTTTCGCCCACAATTCTATAGATTTAGAAACAACAACGACATTGTTACCCGACATCCAATGGAGTTAGTTGGTTTCACCCACGTGGGTCATTTAAATTATTTTGATCGTAAGGGTAAGCATGTCCATGGATTTTCCAGAATGTATATGTTCAAGCAATTTATTCTAGGTATGCTAGGGGGTTTAAAGAGGTTCGAGATTGATTCATTCTGTGATCACTCTTCTGGTAAATATCGCAAATTATGTGAGGATTTTAAAGAGGAATAGTATACAATTATCTGATAATATATTACAATATAATTATATCAACAACCTTTAGTGGGGTGAAATGAAAAATTCTAGACTTATATCGACTAGGTCAAATCAAGTTCTAGCAAGAAAAGTTGCAGGGAGACTTGATATGAGACTTACAGAAGTTAAAATAGTGGACTTCCCTGATTCTGAGATATATGTTGAAGTGAAAGAAAATATTAGAAGAGACGAGATCTTCTTATTGGCAGGATTTTCTACAAAATCAAATAAAAACTCTGACATAATGGAGTTAATGTTACTAATAGATGCCATCAGAAGATCTAGTCCAGGTAGAATAAATGTTCTATTCCCATATTATCCCTATGCCAGACAAGATAGAAGAACTAACAGAAGTCCCATTTCTGGTAAGGTTTTTGCTAATATGTTATGTCATAGTGGTATAGATTCAGTTATATGTATGGATCTACATAGTCTACAAACACAGGGATTTTTTAATAATAACGTGGTCTGTGAGCATATGTCTGCATTAAAAACCATGAAGAACACAATACCCTCATGCAATTGGGATATAGTGGTTTCATCTGATATTGGTGGTACAGGAAGGGCTCGTTACTTTTCAAATCTCCTAGGTCTACCTATAGCTATCATCGATAAGAGACGGCCCGAAGCTGGTGTGTCAGAAGTATTAAATGTTATAGGAAATGTTAAGGGTAAGAGATGTGTTATTGTTGATGATATGATTGATGGTGCTGGAACCTTAATAGGTGCAAGTGCTGCATTAGAAGAAAATGGAGCCAAATCAGTAGACGGTATAGCTATTCATGGCGTATTTTCTGGATCCTCATTAAAACGAATTGAGGGTTCCAATTTAAATAAGTTATACATTTCTGATAGTATTGAGCACATTAAAGAATTACCGGGGAAAATTGAGGTAATTGGTATCGATTCATTACTATCAGAAACCATAAGAAGATTCTGTAACGGAGAATCTTTAAAAGCCTTAGTCACATGATTGAGAATTTTTTAAAGGGGCTTATAATCTTAATGAGTATCATAGCTATATTATTTGTAGCTATGATACAATTATTATTTTTAATTGCATAGGAGGACTAGTGTATAAAGTACTATCTTATTGGATAGAAGGACCATATGGAGAGATTACAAAAGAAATATCATATGATTCACTTACTGAAGCAGAATATATATCAAAAGAGAATTATAAAGATCCTAATTGCACACATAGTGTAGTAATATATCCAGAGGATAAAACAACGAGACCAGCAAAAATTGATTGCGCATATTGTAATAATTGAGGTGAATATATGTCTAAAAGAGCGAAACCATTTAAAAGTAATATGAAAGATTCTAGAGGTAAACCATTCGGTAAACAAACAGGGCACGGTAGCTATACTAAAAAAAGACATCCCAAAGCTAAGTGGGTTCTAAATGGAGCTCTGTAATTATGGCATCATTAAAAAATGAATACGATAAATTTATGGATTGGACTAGTTTGAATATGAAAGATAAAGATTTTTCCATTTCAGATTATCATTATAGCTATGATAACTGGGGGAGGCTTACCGGGGAGGGTTCTGAGGTAGAACCAGTGCAGGTAGAAATTGACTTTAAAGAGGATTCTGAGTATAAAGACTTATATGGTACTAAGTATTCATTCGAGGAAGATGTTATATTGAAGGAATTAACTGAATATATTGATTCAACATATAAGGGTCATTACACTAACAAAAATAATTCTATTCAAGGATTAGATATATGGAAAGCTAGAGGTTCTATGTCTGATACCTGCATTGATACAGCTATTAAGTATCTAATGCGATATGGTAAAAAAGAAGGTAAAAATATGAAAGATCTTTTGAAAGCTGCACATTATATCATATTGGCGATGGGTAATGAAAGAAGTTGATATAACAGATTTCAAATGCCCATGTAATGAAGGTATAGTAGGATCTTTCGTTAGATTCTACTCACTTTCAAAGGTCAGATGTCCTCATTGTTTAAGTTGGTTTAACCTTGTGGAAATGACTAAAATCCAGTATCAAAGATGAAATAAATGAAAAAAAGTTGAAATAAATGTTTACAAAGGGGTTGTTATTTGATACAATAGTAGTGTAAATTAAATAAATCGGTATATATTATGAATAAATCACTACTTTCAAAATTGATGGCACGAGAAGATCTAGAGGTTATTGAAGGAAACTTCAGAACAGCCTCTTTCGATCCAAAAAATCGAGTGGTTAGACTACCTATATTAAAGAAAGAATTTAAGGAAGTAACAAACCTATTTATTGGTCATGAAATTGGCCACGCATTATATACACCAGACTTCTTCTCTCACGAAAAGAGAAAAGAGGAATTAGCTGATATCCCCTTTGATATAATCAATATCGTAGAGGATGTTCGGATCGAACGCAAAGTTAGAGAATTTTATCCAGGTCTTATCAATGACTTCTCTAGAGGTTATAAAAGACTAATGGAAGATGATTTCTTTTCTATCGCTGATAAAGATCCTAATACATTAAGATTCTTAGATAGATTAAATCTTAAAGCTAAACTTAATAATCTAATCTCCGTAGATTTCTCTTTCAAAGAAACCTTAATGATAGAAAAGGTTGAAGGAACAGAGACATTCGACGATACAATTAGAGTATCAAGAGAGTTAATGGAATTCATCAAAGAAAATCAGGATAAAGAAGATACAGTTCCTGAATATAGTGATGATTCTAACCCAACTAATGAAGAATCACTAAGTGAAAACCCTGAATCCTCTGAAGACACTAATTCTGGAGAATCTGGAGAATCTGAAGAATCTGAAGAAAATGATCCTACTTCATTGACAGCAGAGGAAGAGGAAAAAGATAATGAGACTGGTACCTCAGAGTCAGATGAGATTGATCCAGATGAAGAGACAGAGGAAGATGAGTTAGGTGATGGTATCAATTATACCTCTGATACAGATCGGGCAATGAGAAGAAATGAAGAGAAACTAATTCATAGTTCTAGTGATACATCTTTAATTAGAGTTGGGAAAGAACAGTTACACAATGAAATAATTTATTCTGAAGAAGATCTTATTCGCTCAAATGCTATCCTAGAGGAAAAATATGGGGCATGGAAACAATATATCGAGGCCAAGAGCAATTATAAGGAGGAATATAATTCATTCATAAAAGAGATAGGACCATCAGTTAACGCTATGGTTCAGCAGTTTGAGCTTCGTAAATCAGCGATACAATCTAAAAAAGTTAGGGAGTCTATCTCTGGTACTATTGATCCTAATAAGTTATGGCAATATAAGTTAGATGATCGTATTTTCAAGGGATTATCAATAGTACCAGATGCTAAGAATCACGGATTATTAATGTACATTGACTATTCCTCATCAATGAGTTATAGAATATACGAAACATTAAAACAATCTATTATACTTTCTATGTTTGCAAAGAGAGTCGGTATACCCTTTGAATTATATGGGTTTACAACTAATAGACAAAAATATAGAGACATTTACTATGATGACAATCCTTCTAAATCTATAGCTGATACAGAGATATATGATTATGCTAACTGGGGTTTAGGTCTCCTTAAACTTTCTGATAGTTCTTGGAGCAAGACTAAGATCCATGATACTTTTGAAAGAGCTATGTTCGGTGGATGGTGTAGGAAAGAGCAATTACCATTCATAGAGCCTATCTTCCAAATGGGAGGAACACCACTAACAGAAACTGCATCATTTGCTCATATTATGGCCTCTGATTTTGTTAAGAAACATAATACTGAGAAAATGAATATAATCTTCTTAACTGATGGTGATGCACAAGCTATGAGATTGACTGATGGTAAGAGTTACGCATCTAGAACATTAGTCTGGGACATCGAAGGATTTGGTAAAATTGAAATAGATGATACTAATTCCCCAAAGGATTATTATTATGGAAGAGCTAAGAAGTCTAGCAATATAATATTGGAATCATTGAGAAGGAGATATAATGTTATAGGATTCTTCTTAACTGATTCGAGAAAAGAAGTTGGAAAGGATGGATATTTAATCCATGAGAATGAAGATGGCTATGACTCATTTATAAAGGTCTTCGATAAAAGACTTAAAGCAATTGATGATGAATTTGTTACAGATGCGGAAGGTCTTGGAACAGATCGTAAGAGATTAAATACTATTAAAAGAGATTTCAAAAAGTTTCAAAAGAACAAGAAAATGAATAAACTAATAGCTCAAGAATTTGCTAGGTTGGTGGCCTAATGATAACTAAATCAGGTATGATCAATATCCCATTAATGGATGAAGATGGTAAACTTAACGGTAAGATCGAATGTATGTCATGGGATGACTATAAGAAGTGTGGATATAAAATGGACAAAAAATATTCATTTATACAAGACAATACAGTTAAAGTAATCAATAATACTGTAACAACATTAGTATAAATAGGAATAAGTTAGAGTAGGAAAAGTAATGCCAGCTAAAAATGATGTGACGGGGGATAAACTCCAAACAAAGGTATCAAATAAAAAGTATAGAGATAATTGGGATATTATCTTTAATAAAAAAGATAAGGATAATACCAAAGATAAAAATAATAATGATAGCGATAGAGTGGGCACTATTTAAGTATCCTGTACTATTAGTATTACTGTCTGTAGTATATTGTGTACTACTAACTATCATAGCTATGTATGAATTAATTAATGAAGTTTTTTTGACTTAAAATGAGGAATATTATGTTACCGTCAAACCCTAGTGATTTAAAGAAAATTGATTCTGCTCTCCAAGAGATTTCAAATTCTAAAACAAGAATCGAGGCGGAGAGAGATCTAATAAAAGATATTGTTGATAATATAAACGAAGAGTTTGATGTTCCAAAGAGACTGATTAATCAGCTAGCTAAAGTATATCATATGAGAAACTTTGCAGATGAGGTATCACAGCAGGAAGAATTTCAGACAGCTTTCGAGATATTAGCAACATCAAACAAAAACTTATTACCCAAGGAGGAACAAGAAAGCTAATGAAATGCGCGATTAAAAGAACCCTTATTGCAGGATTATTAACACTTACAATACCATACTCTATAGCATGTGGTATATGGGTACTTTTAATGATAACAGAGAACGGTTTATTTTAAAAAATGAGGGGATATAATGTTTAGATTATCTGCAAGAAGTATATCTAGATTAGGCGGGGTTGATGAGAAATTAGTATCTTGTGTTCATCGGGCAATCACCCTAACTAAAGTTGATTTTGGTGTATCAGAGGGTCTTCGATCAATAAGAAGGCAAGAGGATTTAGTTGCTCGGGGTGCATCTAAAACTATGAAGTCCAAACATCTAGACGGTAAAGCTGTGGATCTAGTAGCTTATATAGGATCATCAGTATCATGGGAACTTGCAGTCTATGATGATATAGCAGATGCAATGAAAGAGGCCGCAGAGGAAGTTGGCATAGGTCTTAGATGGGGTGCTGCATGGCATCTTAAAGATATTAGAGCATGGGATGGTAATATGGAAACCTTAATGACCTCATATGTAGATCTTCGTAGGAGTCAAGGCAAACGACCATTCATAGATGCTCCTCATTTTGAATTATCATGAAACCTCTGAATTATATTAAAATAGTCATAGATCTAGCTCTAATTGTTCTATTTGCTTACATGCTTCAAATTACAGTAATCCTGTCGTTGCCCTATATTATAAATATGTAGATGTACGTCTTAAAAAAATTGCCTTTAGTGGCCTCAGTTATTTTATGTTATTTTATATGGATTTTTATTGGAATTGATTTAGGGAAAATTATTTTCAATCTACCATAGGAGGTAATATATGATAGCGGAATTAGCTATGGCCAATGCAGCTTTCAATGTTATACGAGAAAGTTTAGCCCACGGTAAAGATTTATATGAGATGGGGGAACACCTCGCAAACTTTTCCAATGCAGGAAGAGAAATAGATATAAAGGCTAAGCTTGTCAAGAAAGGAAAACAACAAGAATCTGATCTAGAAATATTCATGGCCCAAGAGGCTATGAAAAACAAAAGAGATGAATTAAAAGAAATGATGACGCGCACTCGCCATATGATGTGGGATGATTTTCTACGCTTTGAAGGCGAGCAAGCAAAAGAAAGAAAGCGACAAGCTATTTTAAAAGAGAAACAAAAACTTAAAAGAACTGAACTTATTATTACTATTATAGGTTGGGTTGTAGGGTTTGCAATTATTGGTGGTGCTTTATTCGGGGTATTGCCTATGTTATTATCTGGGGCGAAAGGCTAATATATGATCGATGAGATACATTTAGCAGAAACATTAACAGCGGATATGATGCCAATAGTGAAAGTATTAGTAGCAGGTATGGTAGCTATGTGGGTTAAAGACTTTATATCATCAGCATCAAAGGGAATTGCATTCTACATGAATTCTGCTTTTGGTGAAGGTGATAAAGTAAAGATAGATGATGCAGATGCAATCATTGTTAAGATAGGATTGAGACAAACAGTATTCTCTATTATTAAAGATGATGGGGATTATGTTTGGCGTTATGTTCCTAATGAAATGATCTCATTATTAAAGCTAGAGAAAGTTATATATGATGCTGATTCAAAAGAGAATAGACAGAAGATTGATGAAAATAAAGGGTCTATTCTAGCTAATGCAGAGAACCTAACTAATCATATCAAGGAAGATGATAAAAAAACCAAAACTAGTACTTCTAGTCGGTACGAGCATCCTTAGTATATCCCTTCCATTTATAGCGATGGCAGAGGAAAATGAGAAGAAAGAGGATAAAAAGGAAGTAGTAGAACCTAAAAAGAAACGGAAGTTAACTACAGTACCTTGGGTTAGAAAGGCTATTATACATTTAAAATATGAACATACCTTGGATTGAGATTATAGAAAGAATTTTTACCATGTAACTATGAAGAGATGGAAATATGCTAATTAGTAATAGGAATAATTATAAATATGTTAAAGTTATAAAATACTTTAAAATCCCTGAGGTTATATGTTATAATAACCTTAGAAAGAAAAACGTTAAAGAATATAAAAAAGGAAATATAATCGATGAAATCATTTAAAGATCTGAAAAATTTGACAGGTGTCGCTAAAGACGTGCTTGAAGGCAAACCCCTGGAAGAGTCATTTATGAGACTTCCGGGTCATGTTATAGGTAATGAGCTATATTCAGTAAAACAAGCATTTGAGAGTTTCTATAGTGCCCAGAAGAATGGTAATGACTTTAATCCTAAGGCATTAAACGATATTATTAAGTCACTTCAATCTATAAAGAAAGAAGCTAAGAAGTTTAATAGTCCTGAAGATGTGCCAGTTTCATATCAATATAAAAAATAGAGAAAGAATATGAAACAGTTCACCACATACCTCAAGGAAGGTAGATTAGAAGAGGGATTATTCCATTCTCTAGTTAAAGCACATCTAAAAACTGTTGTATATAAGAATAAGTTAAGAGGTAAGATATTCTATTATGATGCAGATGTAACATCAGGAGATGCCATACACTTTGATACGGAAATACTAGGTGTTGTTAAAGTCTTTTATACCGCTAACTCTAAAGGCGATATAGCATACGATTATGAAGCAATTTAAAGAGTTTATAGCAGAAGCGAAATACTATAGAGGTCATCCTAAAGGGGTTGATCCTAATAAACCTAACAAGAAAGGTATAACATGGATTACACCATCAAAGGAATTAGCATCTACCTATGGTGATGAAGTATCAGAAGTTGATTATAATCTAAGAGGTAAAAGATTAGTTATACCTGAGATAAATACGGTTGGTAATATATTTGATCTTCTTAGGTCAATAGAGAAATTACCTCGTAATAAAAAACAACAAAAACTTTGGGATATAGCGGTAGAGCATTTCGGGGTTGGTTATAAACGATTAACCCTTGATAAGTTTCTACATAAGGTTGGTTCAGAGAAAGTTATGGCATTTCTTAAATCTATGAGTATAAAGGTTATAGAGGCCAAGGAAGACGGTATTGTCACATACGGGGTTATCAAATGAAAGGCGAAACTAGAGCATCATTGAAGGCTGATTATGGATAAAAAAGAAAGAACCTCACGTAAAGCCCGTAGAGAATGGATCAATAATCAGAGTGGTAGAACTATGACCGAAGAAGAGTTTGCTCAAGTACAGGGAATGACACATTCGGAATTCCAATCACCAACTAAAATTAAAGAATTTTACAATAAAGTAAAGAAGGATAACGATGGAAACATTTAAAACTCTAAAGCAACAAATAGAAGAAGCAACAAAATGGAAGAAAGGTGATGGACGTCCTCGCGGTGGTTCTCATATTGATGATGCACACGTTATTGGAGATATAACGGAAGAAAGTTCGCCATCGGATGCAGCAATTGAATTCTTTAAGAAAAAACTCAAAGATCGGTTTTCTTTAAAGAAAATGTCAAGTACCATTAATGGTGATGAGACATGGTGGAATCATAAGGGAACCGCATTACAATTTAAAGAATCTATTGAGTTAGAAGAAGCAACAAAATGGAAGAAAGGTGATGGTCGTCCGCGAGGGGGTTCTCATATTGAAAATGTTAAGTTTTGGAATCTTCCTGACGCATCATTAAAGTATATTCAGAAAGATGCTTCTGACGCAATGAAAGCAAACCCTGAAGGTAAAAAAGCAGGTAAATATGCTGATGAGGTTAATGATGCAGCTACTGTATTAGCCTGGCGTAAGAAGAATAAGATTGTTGTTGAATCCGCGGATTTAGATGAAGGTCGTAATGACACATCCAAATACACTGACGATAGATTGAAAGCAGTACTTAAACAGCTTAAAGATCTTGATCAGGATGCTCCTTCTACACAATTCATGCTAAAGAAGATTGAAAAGGAAATGAAAAAAAGAGGTCTAACAGAGGAATTATATAATGAAGAAAAGAAACTTAAAGCATCTGATATAGTTAAAATCCTTAGCAATCCAGAAGACTGGGGAGATGATGGTAAAGATAGAGTCTATACCAAAGGTAAAAACTTCGTATACATTGATTCATTTTATTTTACTGGTGATAAAGCTCTGGAGGCTTTAGTTAAGGAATGGTCCAAAGGTGGAAGTTATCACCAGTACTTCCTCGATGAATATGGTTGCAACCTTGAGATTGTAGATAAGTTTATTGAGCCTAAAGCAACAGGTAAACATAAGAGATATACCAAAGATGGGGTTATAGGAATAGAATTAAAAATAAATTAATATGAAATCATTTAAAAATTATTTAAGAGAAACACCATTAAGCCCTAAAGAACTTAATGGCGTTCATGGCCAAACTAAAGAATTACGTCTTGATATTTTAGTTAAATTAATCAAAGGTAATAAGCCTCTTAAAATGGTTAAAGGTAAGGGATATCCTGATGATTTATTTTTAGTGACTGATAAAGAATTAGCGTTAAAGAGTATTGAACAGTTTAAACGCGATGAAAAATCTTTTGCTATTGGTGTATATAATGACAAGCCAGTAATGAGTAATCATATTCTTAAATCTAAGCCATTCGGGGGAGAATCCGCTGGATCATCTGCTGGCACTAAAGCTACAGCTGATTCTGAATCGGCTCAATGTTTTTGGTG